ACCAATAAAAAAAAAGAAAAATGAGAAAAACAGGAAAAGCAGATGCAAGACAATACTTTTTCAACCTTAATGTGTTGAATGGTGCGTTGTTGCAATTAAATGCAAGTGATATTATATCACAAGCATTTTTAAATTTGACGAGTGCGAAACACTTCGAATTTTATCCGTCAATTGTTGGACGTCAAAAAATCGGTGAATTTGGATTTGGAGGTTCAATCTTACAAGAGCAAACTTGTAATTGGAACAGCTCGGATGTAAGCCTTGACGGCAAGGAAGTGGAGGCGTGTCCAATGTCTATTATGGTTGAGATATGCCAATGGGATGTGGAGCGTTCATTCATTGCCAATCAATTAGCATTAGGAAAGTCGTTTACAGAACCCGTACCAGCAGACTTGCAAGCCGTTGTAACTCAAAAAATCAAGGAAAAGTTACAAGAAGAATTAGAGTTAATCACATGGAAAGGTGATGACGATTTGGATTCGAATGTTTACGGTCATTTGGCTTTATGCGACGGACTAGAGAAGAAAATCAACGCGAACGTAAATGAGGGTGATGTACCAGCTTCGCAGATTTTGCCGTCAACAACGGTAACAAGCTCAAATGTTATTGCAACTTTGACGAATGCTTATGAAGCAATACCAACGAAGTTGAAGACAAACAAAGCCGATTTGAAAATGTTTGTATCGCAAAACATTGCAGACGCTTATTTAATCGCAACAGCATCACAATCAAATGAGATTTATTTCTTAGCAGATAGACCTTTGAATTTCTTAGGAATTGAAATGGTTGTTGCAGGGGGAGCAAGCGATAACACGCTTGTAATTTCACGTAAAATAAACTATGCGTTGTTAACTGATATGTTGAGTTTCGAACCATCATTTAACATCGTTAACATGACGGCAACGACAAACGAGCCTAAAATGCGCTTTAGAAGCGATTTGAAATTCGGTGTTGACACATTAAATGACAACGAGTTCGTTGTTATGATGGACAACTTGAAGCCTACATTGTCAGCTATTTCGCCAACAAGTGGAGCAGTTGGGGCGGTAGTAACTTTAACAGGTACTAACTTAGGAGCAACAACAAAGGTAATGTTTGGAGCAACAGAGGGTACAGATGTAACAGTTGTTAACGCTACAACGGTAACGGCAAAAGTACCAACAGGAGCAACAGGTACGGTGGCGGTTAAAGCTGTTACGCCAGCAGGTGAAACAGGAACTAAAAACTTTACCGTATCTTAATCAATGGGGGTGAAAGCCCCCTATTTTTAACTTTAAAAATCATAAACAATGGCGTGTGAAGAATTATTAGACATTAATAGCGTTTGCGGTGGTAATGCTGGAGGTATTTTAAAGGTTGGATTTGCGGATATGAGTGAAGTAACATTAACTTACGATGCAAAGCAAGAAACCTTGACAAATATCACAACAACGCAACGCTTTAGAAACCTACCTATTAAGAGAGGTAGAGGAAACTTTGCCGATACTTCTACTATTGACAAAAATACAGGAGTTTCAGCAATTTCAGGCGTGTTAACCGTGCGTTTACCACATAGACGTAAAGACGTGATGACAGCTATCAAAAGAATGGCAGGAGGACAACGTGAATTGTGTGTTGTTTACCAAGACGGTAACCGTAAGTGGTGGGTTTTGCCTTATTCATGGCTAAGCCAAGCCAACGGAGCAACAGGCGACAACCTTACAGATGCTAACCAAGAAGAGTTACAGTTCACAACAGAGGGAGAGTTTAACGAAAAAGGGCTGGAAATTACCGAAGTGTTGGCATTAGCGTTGTTTGATGCAGTTGAACCTGAGATTACAGCGGTAACACCATCAACTACTTCTTCAAGTAATACAGTAGTAATTACCGGTATTGGATTTACAAGCGCAACAGCAGTAGCATTCGGAGCAACACCAGCAACAAGCTATACAGTTGTTAACGATACTACTATTAGTGCGGTAGTACCTACGTTAGGAAGCGGAAGTGTAAACGTTACTGTAACCAATACAGAGGGTACATCAGCAGGCTTTGAAATTACAATAAGTTAGGCTATGTTTCTAGTAAAAAAAGGGCAAAACAATGCAATCAAAACAAACATAGAGGGGGGAGTTACAACCCCCCTTTTGTTAATTCTGAAATCGCAAGAAACAGCGCAAAAATTCGCAATAAAAATAGTGTTAACTTCGTTTAATGAGCGTGCTATTGTTTTTAGCATAAACGAGGGAAGCACCTATCCAAAAACAAATACCACAACAAACATTAGCCTAACTTACAAGACGTACGAATACACCATTTATCGAGCAAACCCGAGCAACTTCGAGCCAAACGGAAGCCCGATAAAGAGCGGTATTTTAAGAATAATCTAAAAAAAAAGAAATTATGGCATTTTGGAGCAAAAAACCACAGGAAGTAGTAAGGCAACTAATAACAGAGCCCGAAAAAATTAATAAAGAGTACGAAGCAATGGACGGGCAATTTTCAAGTGCTTTCACACCGATAAAGAGCGGTGATATTGCTTTACCTTACATTGAGCAGATGAACACCACATCAGGCGGTGCGATAATGTTTGGTAATGACAACCTTTTTCCGCAACTGTTAGACCAACTATATTATGCAGGTGTTCTGAATGGAGCTATTCTGGACTTCAAACAATTGTGTACGGTAGGTGCAGGATTTGAATTTGTTGATTATGAAAAAATGACCTCAGAAATGAAGATGAGGGTATGGAAATTCATTGCAACGGTGGACTTAGAGCAGTTAGTTGAGAATATAGCATTCGACCTGTTTACACACGAAAGAAGCCATGTAAAGATATTCTTTGACGAAAAGGGAAAGCCAACGGATGTAAAGTATATAAGAGCGCAAAAAGTACGAAAAGACAAGGAGGGAAACTATGTAATTTGTGATGATTGGAAATTTAGCAGAAATGTAGAGAAATTACCTAGATTTGGAATGTTTGAACGCGCGCCAAAAATGATACTTGAAGAAAGTAAGTTAGGAAACAACGACACATACGCAATACCGCATTATGTGAGCGCAAATAACTGGACTGCACTAGAGTACGAAAGTAGTATATTGCACAAACAAAACATATATGAGGGTATCTTTCCTAGTTATATGCTAAAGTTTCCTAAGAAACCTGAAAGCGAAAAAGAAAAGAACGAGTTGAGAACGCTAATTGAGGGGGCGAAAGGTAGCCGAAACAGCTCACGAATATTAACTTTTTTTGCTAATTCAAAAGACTTGCTACCCGAGCTAGATGCAGTGCCTCAAATCCAAACTGATAAAATTTTCTTGCAAACAGACGAGCGTACAGATAGCAAGATTTGCCAAGCTCATTTAATCGACCCTATGATTATGGGAATTCGGGTGAGCGGTAAGCTAGGAAGCGGACAAGAAATAGAAAAATCAATTGCTATTTTCCAACGAATTAACATTGTGCCTAAGAAAATGCAAGTTGAGCGAATGGTGAATAAGTTGCTTTACATCTTTGATTTGGGCGAAATAAAGTTTAAGTTAAAAGACTTTTCTATTATAGATAGTGTTAACCAAGTAAAATAAAATGTTATGTTTGTAGATGAAGATTATTTAAGGGGTTTTACACCAATAGGGCAAAATGTAGATATTAGCAAAGTATTAGTGTGGACTAACGAGGTGCTTTTAACAAGAATTGAGCCTATTTTAGGGGCTTTTTACCTAGACAAGTTAACACAACGATACTTAGCCAGTACAACCACGCCAGCAGACGATAATGTTATAGACAAAATACGACCAGCGTTGGCTTGGGGTTCAGCGGTGCAGGCAACAATTAACATGAGTTACAAGCTGAAGAATAAAGGCATTCAAAAACAATTTGGTGAATATTCGGAAAGTGCAGGGTTAAACGAGATATTGTTTATACGTGACCACTATCAACAACATGCAAAAGTACATGAGCAAAGGTTATTAGACTTCGTTTGCAAGAACAAAACAGACTACCCCGAAGCGTTTGACGACCAAAACAAAGATAGTCAAGTGTACACTAATTGCGGTTGCGAGGGGCAAACAACCGATTTTAACGATAGTATAATGCTTATATGATGGTATTACTAGGAGCGGTTTTTTTTGGCTTTGTCATGGGCTTATACGTTGGAGTTTTATCAACAAAACAACCTCCGAGCCGATAAAAGAACTATTTTTGTGTAAATGTTTTTTTGTTATTAGTTATGGGTTAGGTAAGGAATTGAGGGGTAACCCTCTTTTTTTTTGCAAAAAACTTGTAGTTAACAAAAAATTATCTACATTTGTTGAAAATTAACATAAA